TGGGACACCTGGAGCGCAACGGGGGAGGGCTACAAGGCCGCCGATGCGAAGACGGTGTGGCGCTCGTTCCGCAAGGCGGGCACGGGCATGGGCACGGTGATCAAGCTGGCGCGCGATAAGGGCTGGAGCCCGCGGCGCGAGCCAATGACGGCCGAGGAAAAGCGCCAGTTGAATGCTGAGGCCGAAAAGCGCCGGGCGGCGCGGCAGGCTGAGATCGAGGCGGACGAGGCGCGGCTGGCGGTGATGCGCGAGGCCGTCGCGAAGGCTTGCGAGCTGATCTGGACGAAGCACTGCAAGCCCCAGGGCGACAGCCCCTACCTCGCGCGCAAGCAGGTGGGGGCCTTTGGCGTTGGCTTTTTCCATTACACGGTTGTGCTGGCCATCGATGATGCGCGGCAGCGCTGCGATGTGTGGGTGGGCAGCGAGGTGCGCGAGTTCTTCGCCAGCCTGCCGAAGCCGCGCCCGGACTCCATAAGCTTTCTGATGTTCAAGGTCGGGACCATTGCGGTGCCGCTGCGCGATGCGGCGGGCAAGCTGTGGAGCCTGCAGGCGATCAACGAGCAGGGCACGAAGCTGTTCCCGAAGTACGGGCGCAAGGCGGGTTGCCGGCATCTGCTGGGCGAGCTGGACGGGGCGGCGGTGATCGGTGAGGCCGAGGGCTACGCGACGGCGGCGAGTGTGCATATGGCGAAGGGCTGGCCGGTGGCGATGGCGCTGGACTCCGGCAACATGCCGGCGGTCGCGCGTGACCTGGCGGGGGAATGCCCGGATGCCCTGCTGGTGGTGGCCGGTGACGATGACCCGACGAAGCCGGGCAACCCGGGCCGCAAAAAGGCCGAGGCGGCGGCGGGTGAGGTGGGCGGCATTGCTGCCTTCCCGACGCTGCCGGCCGAAGCCGAGGCAGGGCAGGACTGGAACGATGTGCATGTGGCCTGGGGGCTGGATGCGGTAGCGCAGCAACTCGACGCCGCTGTTGCTGCTGGCAAGCCTTCCCCGGCCCCATCCACTGACGAAGCCGCTGCGCCGGCCTGCTCCTCCGACAACGGGGGGCAGGGGGCAGGGTTCACCAGTGAGCAGATCCTGCGGCGCTTCGCGCTGGTGGAGGGCACGACGCAGGTCTGGGACCAGGATAAGAAAGCGGTGATGAAGAAGACCGCGTTCGAGGCGCTGGTGACGAAGCCGCTGGCGAAGGCCTGGGCGGATGACGTGGCCAAGAAGTTGATCGGCGCGGATACGGTGCGCGAGCTGGAGCAGGCGCGGCGGATGGCCGGCAAGAAGGCATCGGCGCTGGGTATGACGCCCATCGACCGGTACGTGTACATCGACGGGACGAAGGATGTGTGGGACCGCGAGAAGAAAAGGCGGATTCCCGAGGGCGCGGTGAAGATGGCGCTGGGCGATGCCTACGCGCTGTGGCTGAACAGCGCCGAGCGCCGTACGGTGGACGTGGACCACATTGTGTTCGACCCGACGATGACGAAGGACCCGGCGGTGTATATCAACACGTTCGAGGGGCTGCCGCTGGAGCCGATGCGCGATGACGCGGCGTGCGAGAACCTGCGCTGGCTGATCGCCTTTCTATGCAACCACGATGGCGGGGCGCTGGACTGGCTGACGAAGTGGCTGGCGTTCCCGCTGCAGCACCCGGGCGCGAAGATGGATACGGCGGTGCTGATGCATTCGGTGATGGAGGGCTCGGGCAAGAGCCTGTTCTTCGCGGACACGATGGGTGCGCTGTATGGGCAATACGCGGCGACGGTGGGGCAGACGCAGCTGGAGTCGAACTTCAACGCGTGGCAGAGCCGGAAGCTGTGGGCGGTGTTCGAGGAGGTGGTCAGCCGCGACCAGCGTTACAACCAGGTGGGCAAGATCAAGCATCTGATCACGGGCAAGACGGTGCGCATGGAGTCGAAGTTCATCAATGGTTGGGAGGAAGCCAACCATATGAATGCGGTGTTTCTCTCGAACGAGATCATGCCGTGGCCGATCAGCGACAGCGACCGGCGCTTCCTGGTGATGTGGCCGCAGGATACTTTGCCGCCGGAGCGGCAGCAGGCGATCGGCCGGGAACTGGCGAACGGTGGGGTGGCGGCGCTGTATGGCTGGCTGCTGGATGTGGACCTGGGCGACTTCAACGAGCGCACGCGGCCACCGCATACCGAAGCGCGGCAGCGCCTGGTGGCGCTGAGCCGGACGGGCTGGCAGACGTTCCTGCATCAGTGGCGAGTGGGTGAGCTGGGCGCGGGCCTGTGGGGCCGGTGCCTGTCGACCGATCTGTATGCGTTGTTCCTGGAGTGGTGCCAGCGCAACCGTGAGCATGCGATGAGCCAGACGAAGTTTTCGCTGTTCATCAGTTCCGAGGTTTTCAAGACAGCGAGGCCGATGCCGTGGACGGACGGCAATAGCCGACGCTTTGGGGCCTTCTTTGTGCCGACTGAGCCTGATGCTCCCCCTCCCGCCCCCACGTTGAGTGCCGCTGCGCTTGGCCAGGAGGTGAAGGGGTGGCGCGACAAGGCGCGCCTGGCGGGCTGGGACGTGGACGGTTGGGACCATGTGAAGGGGAAGGCAGCATGAGTGCGCGCGTATGTGTGTTGGGTGTGTTGGGTTGTGTTGGGTTTGGTTTTGCGACCCCACACAGCGGCGAGCCAGCAACGGCGGGGCTTTGCGGGCGGTGTGCGGGGTGTGTTGGGTTTGACGCGCGCGCAGGCGTGCATGCGGCGATTCGTTTGGCTGCTTCAAGGGCGGCGCTGTTTTTTTCTTATGCGAGGGCTGAAAAACCCAACAAACCCAACACACCCGACACAGATACGTTGAAGGCATTGATTTGTAAGGGTTTTGAGTGTGTCGGGTTTGTGTTGGGTTGGGCGTTTGTGTGTCGGGTTGGTTTTGCAGGGGAGGTGGGCCGTGATTGAGGCAGTGGAGGCGTTGCTGCAGCACTGGGGGGAGCGTTGCCGGGGCGGCCTGGCGATGCCGGGCGCGCTGGGGTCGTCGCCGCTGGCGGTGGCGATGCAGTACGGCGGGATGGTGCCTACCTCTGGCAGCGGTTCGATGGGGCTGGCCGGTGCGGTGGACCGTGTAGCCGATGAGGTGGACGCGGCGCTTGGTGCGATCAAGCAGGCCGGGCTGGAGCAGGACCGCCAGTTGGCCCGCGCCTGGCGGCAGGCCGGGCACACGAGCCGCCCGCCGTTCTGCATGGAGACGCAGCTGGTGAAGCTGGCGATGGTGCGTTATCTGCCGGACCCGATCCCTACGGTGGCGCAGCAGATGCGGCGGGTGCGCATCCGCTCGGAGCGGACCTATCACGAGCGTGTGCAGCAGTTGCACGTGCGGGTTCGGGCGGAGCTGGAGCGCCGGGCGCAGGCGCAGCGAGGGCAGGGCGGGCGGCGCGTGGCGTAAAACGCGCGCCGGCTTAATCCCCATATCGGGGCGAGATTAACCGGAGATAAGACCAACGTTGCCCGGTGGCGTTAAGTGACGGTTTACGCCGCCGCGGTCGGGGGGTACAAAGCGCCTAACAGGTCGAAGTAGCGCCGCCACGGCGCGGACCGAAACGAGCCTTTCTGCTGTGTCAGGCAACCCGACCGGAGCCCCTGCCGGTCACCTCGCAAAGCCCCGCCATTGTGCGGGGCTTTGTCTTTTCCGGCTGGCACGAATCATGGCGTGCTGCTTTGCCCGGTTTCGTCGGGCCTATTATTCGAGGCGATCCGCATGAGCGACAACCATCAGACGCTGGCGGATGCGCCGCTTTGGACTGTGATCCTGGGCTTCGTCCTAGCTGCGCTGAGCGGTGAGATGTGGCGAGGCGACAAGGCAGGGTTGAGCGGTTGGGCGTTGATCAAGCGGATTGCGCTGCGCGCCGGTGCGTCGGCGGTGTTCGGGATGGCAACTTTCCTGCTGCTGCTGGCAATGGGCAGCGCGATGCTGGCTGCGGTGGCTATCGGTTGTGTAATCGCGACGATGGGCGCGGACATGGCCAGCAGCTTGTATGAGCAGTGGTTGAAGCGTAGGGCTGGGATTGGCGGCGCTTCCGGTGTCGGTAGCCCGAGTGATCACCGTGAATAAGCCTCGCCTGAAGATGCGTGGGTCTGGCCTGAAGATGGCGAAGGCGAGCGGACCGGCGGCGCGTGTTGTGGCCGACCGCCGAATCACGGGCAGGCGGCTGCAGTCGAGGCGGCTGGAGATGTGGCTGGCCAACCCGCACTGCGCAGAATGCGGGCGATGGGTGTTGTTCCCTGGTGGCTTCGAGCTTGACCACAAGGTGCCGCTCGGTATGGGCGGTGAGGAT